TAATAAATTGCAAAATCTCAACAGATTCTTTTTGATCTCTTGCAGTTAGATTCCAACCAAATCCAAAATCTCTAAGAGTTACACCAGCAAAAAGTAATTCAAGATTCTGGTTGACAATCTGACCAGTTTGCTTTGCAATCAATTGATTTGCACTAATATTAGATCCAGTAAGAGAGTTTACAACCTCTGCAGAAACTCTACCTTTAATATAACTGATGAGAGAACTGTTACCACCAGTTCCTACTGCTTTCATATTGTCATAAAGGGTAGTTCCTGCTGCCTGGAAAGCTTCAACGAGATTAGCATCTGCAGCAACATCCATTGCAGCACCAGCAGAATTTGCTAATGCACCTCCGACATTACTCAGTCGAAAGTCTCCCCATCCAACTTTATTACCAGTGGCAATATTATCGGGCACTGGAAGAACAACACTAAATTTAACACTAGCTGACTTTAGTGTTGTTTGAATACTATTTGATCCAACAAAATCACCAGCCTTGCCCCCACCGGCTGGTTTATATTCTATACATTCTATTAATAGGAAATCAGTCGTCTCATCCAGAATATCATATGGATAGCGATAGATTTTTTTATCACTCGAAGAAGAAAGATATGCTGCTGAATTTGATGGGGCAGACATTATAGTATTTTTTGATTATTTATGTGGACATTAAGAATTTTGCGTATGATAAAGATCGGGCGTCCTCAAGTTCATTAGCCTCAATAACATATAACTGACTTTGGCATTCTTCCCAAGTATAGTTTCTTGTTAGATTCCAATGAAAGTTAAATCCGGTGAATCCCCATTTTTCTATGCTAGTGCAAGCAATTAGTGGAAACACATCATATCTTATGTTTGGTGTTTTTGCTTTGTAGATAAAGGTGTAGAACTTTCCTCCTTCTGGAATAATTTCTAGATTATCCAGAACTTCCATTAGTTTTATAAAAATATCATCTGGTCCCTCAAGACCAGTGAAATTATCTACTACTGGTTGTATCCTACTCATACACCTAAATTGTCCTCTGTTAGAATTTTAAATTGGTATAATCTATCGTCACAGTAATCCTTTGCAGCTTTCCATTTTGCTTGATTCTTAGCATACTCAGCAACTTCACGAATATATGTTTTAGTTCGTTGCTTTTGCACTTTAGGTTCGATGCACTGCTTTTTGGGTTTTACTTCTATAATATATTTTTGAATACTTCCGTTTGATTCGCGAACTTTGATGTAAAAATCAGGGAAGTATCTATGAATTCGATTGTCTAGGGGAGAACGGTAGGGGATGACAATCTCTTCACTACCCCATTCTAAAATATTTTCATTTCTATCACAGTAAACCATGAACTTTCGTTCCCATAAACTGCGATAAATAATATTGCGATGGTCTCCTCGATATTTTCCAATATTGCTAGGTTGAAATTTACCTTTATATGCCATTACAATAATTCTACCTAAGGTATTTAGTGTGAGCATCAGACGCAGTTATCCAAAATCTAGGAAGACCAGCGATATTCTGCCGTTGTTTTCTAAAGTAGCAACGACAAGTCATTATGAATTATTTTTCCAAGCTCTCCCAACAAAACTTTTAGGGCACATTCAATATAAAGAACCTTTGTGCTCTAGAAATTTTATCTTTAGAGAGTTGGGGTTACTTTGTAGATCGACCGCACTGCCTGGTGCTACATTTGCTACGGCACAGGTGAATGGTCATTATATGGGCAGAACTGAAAAGTTTGCACATACCCGACTGTATAGTGATGCGTCGTTTACATTTACTGTAGATAACGAATATAAAGTTCTTTCTTTCTTCAATTTCTGGCAAGAATTTATTGAGAATGGATCGGGTGAGGAAAGACAGAAAAAAGCATTTTACTCTAGGATGCAATATCCTGTTGAGTACAAAGCAAGTACAATGAGGTTACAAAAATTTGACAAAGACCACTTCAGGACGCTAGACTATACCTTTGTAAATGCTTTCCCTCTGAATGTAGTACCGTCTGCAGTCTCTTATGATGGCAGTCGTGTTTTAGAAGTCACTGTAACATTTGCTTACGATAGATTTGTAATTGGAAAATTCCTTTCTACAGAAAAAACCGAAAAGCAATTAACTTCATTTGATAATCCATATGGTGTTGGTAATGACCCCAGACTTAGAACCCCTGAGGCACGACGCACTGTACAAGAAACAAAATCTGGATTTGATGAGTATGCATCTCAGGTTATTAATGACCCTGGAATCGGTGCAAACGACATTCCGTCCAGTTCAGCGGGTGGATTTGCCTAATAAATAAATTTACTGATTAATATATCATGCCTTTACCAAAAATTGCTTCTCCAACATATGAGTTGGTGATCCCTTCATCTGGAAAAAAGATTAAGTATCGTCCCTTCTTAGTGAAAGAAGAGAAAGTTCTTGTGATGGCTCTAGAGAGTGAAGATCAAGAACAAATTGCAAATGCAGTAAAAGATGTTCTTACTGCGTGTATTCTGACCAGAGGTATCAAAGTAGAAAAACTATCTACATTTGATATTGAATTTCTATTCTTAAATGTTCGTGGAAAATCTGTAGGTGAGACTATTGATGTTCTCATTACTTGTGAAGATGATGGAGAAACTAAAGTTTCTGCAGCAGTATCTATTGATGAGATCCAAGTAGTTACAGATCCTAATCATAAGAAAGATATCAAGGTTGATGATACCCTTACTTTAAGGATGAAGTATCCTTCTCTTACTGAATTCATTAATCAAAACTTTACTGGTGGTGCAGACTTAGATGCTTCATTTGGAGTCATTGTTGCATGCATTGATATGATTTATTCTGATGATGAAACTTGGACCTCCAGTGATTATAATAATAAAGAATGGTTAGACTTTGTTGAACAACTCAGTTCTTCTCAATTTAAAGAGATTGAGATGTTCTTCAATACAATGCCAAAACTATCTCATACAATTACAGTCGTAAATCCTAATACTGGAGTAGAGAGTAGTGTGACTCTGGAGGGGTTATCAAATTTTTTCAGCTAGCGATGTTGCATCAGGACATTGTATCTTACTTTAAGATTAACTTCGCTTTGATGCAACATCATAAATACAGTTTGAGTGATATTGAAAATATGATGCCTTGGGAACGAGACATCTATTTGGCACTTCTCCAAAATTACATTGAGGAGGAGAATCTAAAGGCACAACAAGCTAACGGTATCTGATGGCAGTAGCACAACCACAAACAAGGATGCTTCCGAGTTCTAATAGAACTCAAGATCAGCGTGACTTGACTGCGGGTGCCTCTGGTGCCATGACTGAGAAGAAATATAATAATCTCAATAGAAATATTATTGCTATTCAAGGCAACTTACAAGCAATTGCCTCTCTGATTACACAAAGAGGTACTCAAGAATCAGAAGAGGATAGGCAAGAGGTAAGAGCACAAAAGGTAGAACAAGATAAGATATCAAAAGGTAGAACAGAAAGTTCTATTGAAAAGGCTATAAAGACTGGGTTGATGAAACCCATCAAGGCCATGCAAAAGAAACTTGGTGGTCCATTTGAGGCACTATTTAAGGCTGTAAAATCAATCTTTATGGGTTGGTTGGGGATCAAAGGTCTTGAAGCATTAGAAGCATGGACCTCTGGTGATAAAGATAAATTAGAAGAATTGAAAGGGCAACTGATTCAAGGTTTAGCAATCGCTGCTGGTGTTGGTCTCGCACTAACTGCTGGCGTAGGATTGGTAACTGGTGCAGTTTCTGGATTAGTTGGTTTAATTATAAGCAGTCTTCCTGCATTGATTGCTTTGATGGCAAACCCGTATGTTTGGTTGGGTGCGGGTATTATCTACGCTGGATTTAGATTGAATCAACTATTTGGTGCTCAGGAAGCACTTAGTAGTTATGGTAATAATAAATCTCCAACGGGTGAAGTTGGTACAGAGCAAGATTTCCTTAGAGATATAGTCCAGACTGATGGTGTAGAGTCTGGTAGAGTATTCCTAGAATCTGAAATTGCACGATTGGAAAAGAAAGGAGGATTTGACTTCTATGGAGATATTAGCGAACTGAAGAAAAGATTAAAAAGATTAAATGAAGGTAGATATGATACATTCGATAAGAACCTTGATCCAAGAACATTTGCACCTGCAGATCAAAGTAAACTTCTTGATATTGATAAAAAATTAGGAGAAGTTAGACCTAAAGTTGTAGAACAAAGACAAATTGAATCTGAAATTAAAAAGGTAGAGAGTCGTGCTGCTAAGACCTCTGGTGGTGCTCGCCAATTTAGTGCAGACGACCAAAAAATATATGATGATCTTATACAGAAAAAAGATGCTAATAGAAAGGCATTGAATGATGTTCTGAAAGAAGCAGAAGATCTTAGAAGAAGTTTGGATGTCAATAGTCCTGTTCATAATTACTATGTAAATGTTGCAAAAAGATCTGGATTATCCACAGCAGCTGATGGTGCTTTCCAAAGAGAAGGAATTACTAGAAGATTTAGAGTACCTCAACTAAATCATATTGATAAGGCTCGCACTCGTCTTGATACAGTTAGAAAAATTCAGGCAGCATCACCATTGAATGGTTCGGGTGGTCCTGCAATGATTGAAGACAGCAAGTTTTTAGCTGAGGTCAAAGCGGAGGCAGGCAGTAGTCGTTATGAGAGAGCAATAAGTTTACAAGTAAATCCAACAAGTGCTCCGAATGTTACTGTAGTTCCTGTTAACAGAGATATTGAAGCACCTACTCAAAATGTTCCTACTACAGACCCAGGAACACCAACAAAAATTCCTGGATTTTCTACAACAAATCCATTTAATGAGTATCTTGGATTCTCTATCGCTACATATGGGATATCCTGATGAAATTAGTACCCAATAGAGAAGCAATAACTGTTATAGAAGTTGGTCTACTTTCTATTAGACAACTGACTCAAGGTATTCGCAAGACCATGGGTGCGAATGTTCGTGCTGAAAAAACGCGACAGAGAGATAAAAAATCTAGACAATTAAACCTTACTGATAGAGTAGAGAAAAAAAATAAAGAAAAACTTATAGAATTAAGACAAACGAGTTTTATTAAAAAACCACTGGCAGGAGCATTACAAGGGACTGGTAGTTTTTTTGGTGGTCTATTGAGAGCGGCAGGATGGTTGTTGCTAGGATACTTGACTCAAAAGTTACCAGAAATTATTGATTTTGCGACAAGAATAAAAACTGCTATTGAAACTATATTTAATGAAGTTAGTAATATTTGGAGCTCCATAACCAGTGTATTGAATAAAGCTAGTGATTTATTATCTCAGCTGAAGGAGAATATTTTTACTGGTGATTTTCTTGATAGTGAAAATAAACTGCAGAATGAATTCAGTGAGTTTACTGATACATTTGATGCAGAAAAGAACAAAATGGGGAAAGCCTTCTCCAATATTGTCAAAGCGTTGCAGAGACTGCAAATCTTTGGTCAAAGAGAGACAAACATAAAGAGACAACGAGATGGAAAGGATGCAATCGACTTTGGACCAGAATCCCAAATGTCTTTGTTAAATAGAAGAGATTATATTGGTAGAAAAAGAACACTACAACAAAAATTAGACTTGGGAGAAATTGATCAAGATAGGTTTGATATAGAAATGGATGTATTAGATGAAATGCTTGCTGCATATGTGGCAAATAACAATCAACCAGTGCCTATATCGGCACCTGTTACTCAAGAACCAACACCAGTACCAGATGAGACAAATATATCTGATGCTCAAGTTACTCCGATTCCACCTGATTCTGGAATAAAACTTGAACCATATGTAGAACCACAAAGTCAAGTAATTCCACCCACAAGTATTGTTGGACGAGTTGGAAGCTCAGGACATAGCACTGGTCCTCACATTCACATTGAGACCGGCGATGGATATGGTGGATCTCATCAACCAGTACCACCACATATCCTAGATAATGTTATTGTTGATGGAAAACCACTATCTTCATATCAAATGGGAGATGGGATTGGTGCTGGTAGAAATCATGGTGGATATGATTATCCAATTAGAGGTGGAGCACCTATTACTTTGCAAGGTGGTCTTCAGTTAGATACAAGTGCTCAAGGTTCTAATGGCACAGGATATGATGAAGGTTACAATGCTGGATATGGAAACTCTATCGTTATTAGGTATAATGGTAAACAGTATTTGATTGGTCATTTAAGATCTGGTCCAGAACCAGATAACAAGAAGGGTGGTGGTGGTCCACATACAATGTCACTAGGACCAGTCTCATCTGCTGCCCCTCCAGTATCATCTACTATCGCTGGAATGCCTGCTCCTAACAATGATGTTGTTGTTCACTTCCCAGTTGACACCCTAAATATATTGAGTGTCAGCAAATCTGGTGGTGACTCTTATAATACCATGGTTCCTAATTCTAGTGGATCGAAAATGGTGAAGAGTTTTACTGAGACTGTGCAAAGATACAATAGAAACTTTACCTAATGTCTGCTTCAGCATCCGTATTCAGAAAATTTGATATTACTTCTGCAGATGGCAAAAAGACGGTGAGTCTTATTGGAGGCATTACATGCTTTCAATATTTTGAGGATTTATTCTCACCAACCATTACTGCAGTTGTAGAAGTGTCTGCTACGAATATTGTTGACAAAGGTAAATTGGGTGAGTCTGTATATAATAGTTTGCCAATTACTGTTGGTTCAAAAGTAGACTTCAAAGTATATACTCCTCTAGACTCAGCACAAGGTAACTCAGAAGCTAGACTTGGGTATACATTATATGTAAAAACTGTGACGGATGTTATTCAGTCACAGAATCAAGAAGTATTCACTCTACATTTAGTAAGTAGAGAAGCAATTAGAAATCAACATGTTAGAGTGACTAAAAAATATGTTCAACAGTCTATTGACAAAATTATTAAAGACATGGTTCAACTTACCGAACCGGTTCGTATGGAGGAGTTTGAAAAATGTGAGGGTACGATAAACTATATTGGCAATATGAGAAAACCATTTACCAATGCTATAACTCTTGCTGCAAAGGCAATCCCTGCTGGAGCAAAAAGTAAGACTGCTGGATTCTTTTTCTGGCAAACTAGAAAGGGTTTTAACTTTAAGTCGATAAAAAGTCTAATCGTAAATGCTAACAAGAACAAAAAAAATCTTGCCAAATTTAGACTTTCTAATGATGTCAGCACATCTGTAGAAAATCCAGCGAGGAATTCTTTTAAGGTCTTGGAGTTTTCTATTACTACAGACGAAGAACTCCTTGAATCTCTACAAAAAGGAGAGAAGTCTACCTATAGGATTTCTTTTAATCCGTTAGATCATTCTTTTACACAACCAAATAAATCTAAGTATACTGATGAACCACCTGACCTATTAGGAAATCTAAAAAAAGATGCTCCAGTTACAGACAGAAAGTCTATACCAGCAAACATGTTTGCTTCTAGAGTTATGACAGAGGTTCTAGACATTGGGACACTAGTGTCTGGCGTATCTACCGAAGTGAACTATAATGGTAACGAATATAAATCACAATCAATCGTTGCCTATGGTAGTTTATTCACACATCAAGTTCAATTAACCATACCAGTACACACTGAACTCATGGCAGGAGATGCAGTTTATCTAGAAATACCTAAAGTAGAATCGGGATCAAACGAATTTTCACTGGATTCTGTAAGTGGGATATATATTATTAAGGAAATTTCACACTTATTCCTTTCAAATGAATCTTATAGCGGAATGAGACTAATTAAAAACGCAGAAGGCATTTAATGAAAAAAACAATAGAAGATCACATCGAAAAGGATAAAGAAATCCTTGACGATCATACAATTTCCCCTCAAATGCGTCGTCATACTGCAGATGAATTAGAGCATCTTGAGATGTACCATAAAGCACATCCAGAAGATCATCACGATCCCTCACCACTAGAAATGTATTGTGATGAGAATCCTGAAACGGATGAATGTAGGATTTATGAAGACTGATGATTGAAGAAAATCTTGGATCCAGTCAATTTGTAGGTAGAGACGGATTCCGTTGGTGGATCGGTCAAATTGCTGCTACCGATTCACAAAAAGAACAAGGTGTTGAGGGTAAGAAAGGTTGGGGATGGAGGTATAAAGTTCGCATCATGGGATATCACTCATACAGCGAAGATATAGCTACCGAAGATCTACCTTATGCTCAAGTTCTACTCCCTGTAACTGCTGGTAGTGGTGCGGCAAACTACGCACAATCTCCTGTTCTTAAACAGAATGATGTCGTCATGGGATTTTTCCTTGATGGCGATGAGGCACAGGTGCCTATGATTCTTGGACAATTTCCTAGAACAAGATTTGCTAATGCAGGAGACACTACTGGACCATTCTCAGGTGGTACAGGATATTCAGACGAAAATCCTAAAAACGCTAAGATTGCTCGTCTTGAATCTAATGAGCAACATGAATCTAGTCAGGTTACAAACAATAATGTTGGTGACCCAATAGATCAATCAGGTTCTGGCAAGAAAGTTATAGTTGCTGATACTTGTAAAGCGAATCCTATCAGTCAAATTGCCAATGTGGTTGAAAACCTGGCAATGAGAGTTGAGGAGTTTGCTCTCGCAGGAACCAACTTATCAAACGAAGTAAGAGCTGCTGCAGACATCATCGAAGTGACGGCAAACCGATTCGTCGGTACGATGATTGAGAAACTGTTCACTAAGTTTGAAGATCTTGGTAAGCAAGGATTGTTGAAGTTATACAAATTAGTCTTTGCTAAAGTATTATCGGCAACTGGATCTACAACTATTGCACATGCTGCTGGTGTTGCTGCTCAGACTGCGATGCTTGCTCCAACTAGCTTCTTACAAGAAGCAATCGGTTGTGCCTCTAACGCTGCAGTCGAAGGTCTGAGAGGAACAATTGAAGATCTTCTCTTTGATTTGCTAGATTCTGGTAGACAGTATGCTGGTTGCATGGGAGCACAGTTCGCTGGATCTTTCGCTAATGCAATCATTGACAAGATTGCAGATGAGTTGACAAAACCTCTGGATGCTGTTGCTAAGATTATTGCCCCTGGTTTTAAGGTAGTAGATTTTCTACTCGGAGCAAGTGATGTTCTGAATACAATATCTTCCTTCCTTGACTGTTCACAATCAAACAAAGGTAAGTGTCCTCAGGATAAAGAATATATCGTTGGTGGTAACAATCAAGAAAAAGGGGATGATCCATTCGCATATGTTCTCAATGCAATGCAACTCTCTAGAGGTGCAGCAAGTCTAGCTAATGATTTTGAGCGTCAGTATGGTAAGTGGGATATCTTTGGTGATGGTGGGTTGTTGAGTGAAACTGAATCCGGCATTATTCCTGGTGGTTGTTATGGAGGTCCCCCACAAAATTGCACAGGTCCATATGTTGAGATCTATGGTGGAGGCGGTGCAGGTGCTGTTGCTGAAGTTGTTATGGGATATTTCATTGATAACGCAACTGCAAGCACAGCGGGTCAGAGTGTTGGACTCAGAGAGGTTTTAGGGTCTGTTGAGAGAGTTGGTAGTATTATTGGTGTACAGATGAAGAGCTTTGGATCTGGATATCGATATCCACCCATGGTTAGTTTCAGAGATAAGTGTAATAATGGATATGGTGGTGTAGGTAAAGCAATTCTTGGTGGTCCAAATGATGATCAAGTTATTGCTATCGTATTAGATACAACTGGAGAAAACTACCCAGCAATTATTCCAGAAGATCCTGGCAATATTGGAGTTATTGATGTTATTGTAGTCAATCCTGGCAGAGGATATCAACCAGGAGACAAAATTACTATCCCAGGCATCGCCCCTGGTGGTGAAACTACCATTGTTGACAAACCAGAGGGTGTTGATGTAGACTTCCCAGATGACTTCATACCTGTAGCCCCAATCTATGAACCTGTCATCGATGATGAGGGTAGAATCGTTGAGGTTAGGGTTCTAAATATCATCAGGTATGATGAGATTTTACCAGCACTTATCGTTCAATCAGATACAGGACTTGGTGCTAGATTAGCACCTATCTTTGGTCCCATTCCAGAGGACAGAAGAGATCCTGTCACAGGCAAGCAAATTGGTGTTATTACTTCTACAGACTGTATCTAATGGCAGAGAAAGAAAAGAATTATCAAAGAAGAGTTATTGATTCTAGAGGTGCTCACTTTAGAATTGATACTGGAAATCCGACTGAGAGTTTAACCGGACCTGAAGTTTGTAAGGTTTATGCTGTTAATGATAATGATGAAGTATTTCTAATTTCTCATTCAAACGGTGGACTTACTAGAATTGCAGTAGATAAAACTTTAGAAGTTCGTGCTGGTGATAAAAATCCAGTCGGTGTTAATGATATTAGAATTAGTGCTGCCAATGGTAGTATTGCAATCAATGCAGACTATGGTAATGTATTGGTAAAAGCAAAAAATATCATGATCCAGTCTACTCAGGATATTGATATCGCTGCTGGTAGAAATGTCAATATCACTGCTGGCGCTAGAATTGCATTGACGGCAAATACCGTTGCGAACAATGGTAAGAGGGGAAACATGATCGCCAACACTTTTGGTATGAAAATGTTTGCTGGATCATTTGTTCCTGGTGACTTGGTTGAATCTGCACTAGGACCCTTTTCATCTCCGACAATTCTTGGTCTCGGTAAGGCAGCATTTGGTGCTGCTACAGGAGGTAATCTAGGTGGATTTGTTGCTAACAGTGTTATTTCTTCTACAGGTATCGGCGGTGTTGCTGGTGGTGCTGTTAAGTCTGCGCTTGGAGGATTCTTCTAATGACAAATAATGCTATTACATCTTCCCTAAGAAGTGGAGGAAAAGGTACATATCATGGACTGCCAGCACATTTTGCTGTACCAACGACATTTGAAGCAGGAACGATAACAACTGGTCCTATTTTTGACACTGGTGAAACTCTTGTTCTTGGTAATGTTGTAATCGCACCTGATCCTTTACCTCTCGCTGTTAAACCATCAGGTACACTGACTGTTACAACTGCAACCACACTTAATACATTAGTTACTGTTGCAGGTGTTACAAATGTTACGGGTACAGTAAACATTACTGGTCCAGTCAATGTCACTGGCACTGTCACAGCAACAGCATTTGTAGGGAACATTAATGTTCAATCTTGGAAAGGATTTGATATTAAGCATCCTAATAAGGAGAATCATAGACTGAGACACATTTGTGCTGAAGGTCCAGAGGCAGGAGTTTATATCAGAGGTAGACTTAAAGATAGTAATACAATTCAATTACCTGAATACTGGAATGGTCTGGTGGATTATGATAGTATCACTGTTCAATTACAACCTATCGGTGAGAGACATTACCATCTAAATGTAATGGAGATTGATAAAGAGAAGATAGTTGTAAAAGATTCGGATGATAAACCAGTCGATTGTTTCTATCATGTATGGGCGTCTAGAATTGATGGAGAGCCATTGATTGTCGAGTATGAAGGAGAAACTCCGGCAGAGTATCCTGGAGATGATAAGCAATTCTCAATCTCTGGATATGATTACGACAAGAGAGGGGGTTGACACGGGGTGTCTGAGTGCCCTATAATGGGCAGGTAAATACTCGAACCTAATGACCGAAGAATTCATCGATTGCGTCCTTGTAAATATCTGCAGGCGTCGTTTTGTATGCGTTTCGGATCAAGATGAAATTAAATCACTTGAGTGTGACACCATGGATGAGTTTATGCGTGTTCTTGAAGTCTGTCAGGCTTTCCTTCCTGAGGATAGTATTCTGTGGGTTGACCCTGTAACAGTTGAAAGTAGCAGCACTAAATAAAAAAGATTATATTTTATCATGAAGATTTTCCTCGATACAGCTGACACAAAAGTAATTCAAAAACATTACCTTACGGGTTTAATTGATGGCGTAACAACTAATCCATCTTTGATTATGAAGAGTGGTCGTGACCCTGAAAAGGTTTACGAAGAACTCCGTGGTATTGGTATCAAAGATATCAGTATGGAGGTTGTTGGTACTCAAGAAGAGATGACTTCTGAGGCACTGCGTCTTTCTCAAAAGTTTGGTGATTGTTGCACTATTAAACTACCTTGTACTCCAGAGGGTCTTTTGATTTGTAATTATCTTTTTGGTAAAGGTATTAGGACAAATGTAACATTGATCTTTAGTGCTGCTCAAGCAGTCCTTGCAGCTAAAGCTGGTGCTACATATGTTTCACCTTTTGTTGGTCGTCTTGACGATCAATCTATTGCTGGTTTAGAAGTAGTTCGTTCTATTTCTGAACTATATCGTATGTATAGGATGGAAACTAAAGTTCTTTCTGCTTCTATTCGTAGTGTGCAGAGAGCAGTTCGGTCTTGGTATAATGGTGCAGAAATTGTAACAATGCCACCGACAATCTTTGAACAGATGTATAATCATATTCTGACTGATAAAGGTCTAGAAATCTTTGACAAAGACTGGGAGGCTGTACAAAATGCAAGACCCTGAAGAGAAGAAAGAAATTCCACCCACAGATGATGCAACAGGAATCTTTGAGTTTCCTGAAGATGATGATGATCTAAAAGAAATGTATACTAATCACGAAGAGGGATCGTGAAGCAATTATTTGTAGTTGATACCGGCGAAAATCAATGTGTCACCCATGATGGATATATTCAGATTGGCATCTTCAATCACTCTGTGGAGAAGCATCTAGAGTTAAATCCTTTGATTGCTTGGCAAGTAACTTATTGGATGCCTGATCCATTCTGTATCAGATATAAGAGAATTAATTATCAGCATACTATGAAGGCGAATGAAGGTTCACCTAGAACTGATAATTCTACTGATAGTCGTCCCAGAGACTTCCCAGACCAACCAACTGAAAGATTAGAGAGGACATTATGATTGATAGTCCAGA